CCTGACTGTAATGCTAACACATGCCCTCCACTAGGCGCATTCCAATTAGGTTCTAGTTGTGCCGACGGGATATCCCGCGACCAATATACCGTTGTCTTAGTACGTAAGCAAACTTCTGTACTTGTGCCGAAAGTATAATCTCGTGCGACTATACTTTCTAGTGTATACGATTTAGGTTCTTCTAAATCTTTAGGTGTAACTGGAGGCATGGCGACACTAACATCGTTAGCCGCATATATTGTATGTCTTCCATTTCGAGTTGGGTGCTGGTAGTTCACATTGTAACCTTGAAACCTAGATAGTACACCTAGTGCCCATAGATCATTATAGTTTAAAGCCTGCATCACTCTGCGCACGTTCCTTTTCTTTACGCCTGGACTAATATTATAAATGGAACCATAAGGAGTTCCTGCTATTAAAGAACCTGCTAGACCCGCTATCAATGTAATACAAGAAGGTGCCACTATAGTGTTCATTAAGATATAATTATCCCTAATATCATATCCATAGTCTGTAATATTTTGAAAATTAAGTGTACCAAATGGGACCCGTTTATTATAACAGCTCCTCAGCGGTTCAGTCCACACTGTTGCTACACATGAGTGTGCTCCAGTTGGCACAGCCCTACCTATAACAGCTGAAAACATAGCATCTGCTCTGTAGTGCTCATCTACCGTTAGGTTTGTCACTCTAGAGAGACCTACTAATAGATCCATCAAATTCTTCTTATTGAAGATAGTGAAGTATTCTCCCCAATACCAGCACGTATTTGCAAACACGGATTCTATAATTAAGGAATCAGACTCCGTATCTAAACTTCTAACTGCTTGGATAGCTTCAGCGGTTGTGCATACTCCCTCTTCTTGTAGCAGTATATGTATAGCTGCTCTCTTAAGTCCTAACTTCGGCAGATAGAGGGTACGCGGTATCTGTGTCCACCAGTGAGCTTCAACCGTTTCAGTTGCTGGCTGTGCTAACCAATACTTACATGCTCTTAGTGCCGCTAACATATCCTCATGCCATCTGTGGTTATTCACCAACTTGATAATAATTGCTCGCACTTCCTCTGCGCTGTAAGTCGTAGTCATGGGTACTATTTGTGTAGGGGTTGTAATTCCTATCTTCCCTTCTATACCCAAGTCTATGATTTGATCACACAAGAACGGAGTGTGTCGTACGTCGTCCTGTATGATATTGTCAAGGATTGCCAGATCTTTAGATGTTAAGCCTGAACAGTTTAGGAAACCGAAGTAATTTTTAAAATTGTCTACAGTTGCATCATCTGAAAACCAGTTATCTTTAGTATTTTGTAGAACATAAACGTCATTTAGATCCGTCGTATGCTGCCCTACTGGTACTATAAACCTATTTTTGATGAATCCAAATGTATCACCAAAGTGATTCCCACTACGGCTGTGACCATCGTTGTAGTCATACATTTTCCATACTTTAACAGTTTTAACTAGTCTAGCATCAACATATTCTGGGTTTGGTAAATGCACACCGCCTACTAAAATATTTTGGGCTGGCAGCGTAGCACTCCAAACGATAATGTCTGCGAGGAGAGCCTGCGTAGATTGATCAGTTGAAATAATCTGTGCTCCATCCTCGTGGTTGCGTACAACTAAAGCTAGTTTCTCTAGTTGAGCCATTTCATCCCCGGCTCTGACAATTGACATCACCTGCGACGCTG